GAATCCATAGACTATAGCGAGCTGATCGACTTACAGGGCGGGCTCAAGATCCGGTCGCAGAATGACATTGATCGGATGAAGCGGTCAATTATTGAGTACGGGTTTTCGTTTCCGTTTTTCGTATGGGCGACGAAGACCAAGCGGTATGTGCTCGACGGGCATGGAAGAATAGAAGCACTTCGCGAACTCGAGGACGATGGGCACACTATCCCGGCGGTTCCGATCGTCTACGTAGAGGCGAAGTCTAAGAAAGAGGCAAAGCAGAAACTGCTCAGACTCAACTCAAAATACGGCGAGTTTTCTATCGAGGGGATCGAAGACTTTATAGCGGACATCGAGGTGGACTGGGACGAGGTTGTGCTACCTAATGGATCGCTGGTATTTCGACCAGAACCGGACCCTATGGAGCAAGACGAGGTGCCAGAAGACGTACCGGAGCGGGTATCTCCTGGGCAGATATGGAAACTCGGGAGGCACCGGTTGATGTGTGGAGACGCTACCAATGAGAACAACGTCGCCGCGCTGCTCGATGGAGGTAATCCGATCCTTATGGTCACCGACCCTCCCTACGGTGTGAACTATGACCCAGCATGGAGGCAGCGAGAAGCCGAGAAGGGTAACCTTTCCTACGGGAAGAGGCGCGTAGGCAAGGTGGAGAATGACGACCGAGCAGATTGGTCAGATGCGTGGCGACTGTTTCCAGGGGACGTTACGTATACGTGGAGCCCACCAGGGGTCAATCTGATAGAAACCGGAGGTGCTCTTCTCGCGTCAGGTTTTGATATACGTGGGACAATAATATGGTCGAAGCAACATTTTGCTATAGGACGTGGGCATTACCACGGGAGGCACGAGCCGTGCTGGTACGCTGTACGCCACGGCAGCACGGCGCACTGGATAGGAGACCGCAAGCAGAGCACCATATGGGAGGTAGCTCTTGACAAGAATGTGGTCGGTGGGCATTCAACGCAGAAGCCAGTCGAGTGTATGGGAAGGCCGATCAGAAACCACGATGGCGACGTATACGACCCGTTCGTAGGAAGTGGCACAACCATAATAGCAGCGGAGCAAATGGAGCGCACGTGCTATGCTATGGAGATCGACCCGCATTACTGCGATGTTGTCATTGAACGGTACCGAATATGGTGTGAGAACCATGGTGCAGAAGCCGCTATAGAATTGGTACAATAGAGATATGGCGAATCCACAACCAAACAAGGAAACGCAATTCAAAAAGGGTAAGACGGGCAACAAGTCCGGGCGGCCACCTGCGCGGACCTCTATGACCGAAATCCTACGCGAGCTTGGAGAGATAGAGGACGTACGACACAACGGGCTGATGATCGCTCGCAAGGTTGCGCTCGGCCACAAGATGTGGTCGCTAGCGCTCCAGGGTAAGGACCAGACGATGCGGTATATGTATGACCGGCTCGACGGTAAACCTGTGCAGGAGGTCAAGGTGAACTCGAACGTTGAAATAGACGCACCGATCCATTTGCACGTAGGAGCAACGATCCGAGTAGTAGAGGCAGATGGCGACACAGAAAGCGCCGACGATAACGACTGAGCAACCACCAGACGGTGGTCTATACGGGGCGCTACTCCCGGCGTTCATACCACTGTACGAGGAAGCCTACAGTAAGGTATACCGGCATTTCTTTCTGTGGGGTGGTCGCGGAGGAGCTAAGACAACCGGGCTATCGGACTTTTTTGCAGCGCACGGCCGAAGCGAGAAGTACACCTACCTATGCACACGTGAGACACAGAACTCCATGGCCGAGTCAGTCTACGGGTCAATCGTTCGTTCCATAGAGTCGCTCGCGATTCCTGGCTATTACATGACCGAAACCTCCATTGACCACATGTTTGGGGCGCATATGGTGTTCTCCGGTATCGGGTACAAGAACGGCCAGCACGTCAAGTCGACGACGAATATCGGTAGGGCGTGGACAGAGGAAGCGCAGCAGATATCCGAGAAGTCGCTTCAAGTCCTGGTTCCGACCGTTCGCAGAAAAGAATCGAAGCTGTACTACTCGTTCAACAGAGTGCTTCATCGGGACGCGATCTTTGACTACTTCCTATCGTTCCGAACGCGGAAGGAAAAGCTCGAAGCGATCATGGAAGACGGCACGAAAGTAAACTGGACGCTACATCGTGGCGACGGAGCGATAGGTATTGAGATCAACTACGACGGCAATCCATACTTCCCGGATACCCTGGACGCAGACCGATTACGGGATGAGCGGAACGCTGGCGAGTCGGGAGACTGGTCGCACTACAACCACGTATGGCTCGGGATGCCAGAAGCGTACAGCGATTCATCGATCATTACTATCCGGCAGGCAATGGAGGCCGGACGCCGAGCACCTGATAAGGATGGAGCGATAGAGATCGGCGCAGACATTGCCCGAGGCGGTCGCGATAGGATCGTGTTTTATAAGCGCAAAGGTCTCGCCGTGATCGACATACGTGAGTACAAACAGAACGCGAGTGGCGAGAAGCGTAGGATCACTGAGACGGCAGAACGGCTGATGTCATTCGCGCGCGACGACAAGGACATGCGGATTAAGGTAGACGATACAGGGCTCGGCGGCGGGGTTACCGACATTCTCGAGGATAGAGGGTATAATGTGGTCGGGATCAACTTTGCATCGAAGGCAAGTGACCAAGACCACTACGGGAACATAATCGCGGAGATGTGGTTCAACTTTGCGTCGATAGTGGATACTGTAACGATACCAGACGACATTGAGCTGGTAGAAGAGCTGACCGAGCGGCGGGAAGGACGGCGCGATTCGAGGGGGCGGCGCACAGTGGAGAAGAAAGACGACTTCATCGAACGGGTAGGTCGATCGCCGGATAAGGCAGACGCGCTACTACTGTGCTTCTACGAACCGAATAACATTATCAATGACATACCGTGGGTGATAGCGTGAGGGGGAACAATGGGACCGCTTGAGAGAATAGGGACGTGGCTTCGGCCACTGACAAACGCGGCTGGTCTCGTGGTCGAGGAAAAGGGCAACCCGATCGTAGACCCGGTGAACCAAACGGTGAGCGAGTCGTCGGACCTCTACGGGCTGATCTACGGTATCGGCTCATTTTCCGACGTCCACCCGATACTTGCCTACAGGCTCTATCTGAAGTCTGACGTGCTCGGCACTGCAGTACACCGCATCGCGCAGAACGTGGCAGGTCTCACGCTCGGGCTGACTACCAATGACCAGGACTTCGACGCCGACGACCCGGTAGTCGACTTTATCGACAAGGCGAGCGAGGGGTATTCGCGCCGACGCTTCCTCTACGAGATAGCTACATCGTTCCTGCTCACAAACGAGGCATGGGTAGTGCTCAGGGGCCGTGAAAATCGTGAGCCGGTAGCGAGGACATGGGTTTACCCATACGACGTGATCGACGATCAGTCGTCCTACGACGGACTGCCTGATCGCTTCCGCACCGTATCAGACCGAGACCGGCGCACCTACAAACGGCAGGAGCAGCGCGGGCGTATCCGGTGGATCTCCGACGACGGGCTTAATGAGTTGGTGCCGCTACTCGGAGCCGAGGCTGTCGACCGGCCATATCGAGGACAATCACAGCTCGCTCCGCTGTACTACTCGATATCGCAGAACGTCGAGGGCAAGCGGCACAATACCTCGATACTTCGAAACGGTCTCAAGCTGACCGGTGGCGTGATGCCGCCCGAAGGAGATCATTTCGAAGGTGCTGCGGTAAAGCAGATCCAAGCGGCGCTACAGGCGCTTCGAGGGTCTGGGACAGCAGGCGGTACGCTCGTGATGCCACGGCGCGTGGAGGTACTCGACCTCGCACTGTCGAACAAAGAGATGGACTACGTCGAGCTCCTACGGGAAGCGAAGGAAACGGTCTACAACTACTACAATATCCCGCTGCCGCTGATGATGAACGACTCAGCCACGTTCAATAACTACGCAACGGCACAGACGGCGTTCTTCGACGGGGCAGTATTTCCGGTATTCGACGACCTCGCAGACGCGCTGACATCGGCGCTCGTACCACGCTACCCGCAGCTCGAGAACAAGTGGATCACCTACAATGAGAACACGATCAGGGCGCTCCGTGGGCGCAACCTCGAGCGCATGCAGAAGGCCCGCGCAACGAATGCACTATCGACGAACGAGATCCGCGAGATGGCTGGATACGATCCAGTTGAGGAGGGAGACGTGATCCTCGCACCGTCAACGCTCATGTCGATAGACGGTACCGATGGGATGCAGTTTCCTGAAGTGCCACCGCTTGAGACACCTGAAGATCCGGAGGAATAGTGGCGAGCGTACGAGAGCAGCGCAGACGGATCGACAACACGCGAGAGTACGGTAAGTCAGTCCTACAGCGCGAGCTTGCTACGTGGACTGGTACGGTAGTAGCGGAGTGGTCGCCGAACACGCAACGTATACCTCCGGAGGCAGAGGTTGAGCTTGATGTTGTGCTGCGACGGGCCTACGACAAGATCGCAAACCGGCTGCTTGGAACCGACTACAGGATCTACAAGCAAGGCGAGATTGACCCGTTCGAAGGGGCAATGCGGGCAATCGCTACCGCACTGGCGGCGGCTTTGAATCCTCGACTTGTGGCGTCGTCGCGGTCGATTCTCGGCACGCTGCGCGACATGATGCTACGGTCATCGGCTACAGCGATGGACGAGGAAGGCATCACGCCTCAGCAGCAGGCACGCGCGGCGCGATTGAACCTCGGGAGACGCATGAGGGATCACCGGGTTATCATCGCGGTCACCGAGTCAAACTGGACAGTTAACACGACGCAGAAGACGGCAGTCCTCGCGGTCAAGGACGCGCTCGGTGATTCGGTGGAGCGCATCGCTCAGCTATTCGAGTCTGGCGATATAAACGGTGCACGTAGGCTCGCTCGGGAAGCTGTGCGGATGGCGAGGCTACCGACATCGGTGAGCGAGGGCGAGCTACTAAATACGATATCTGATTTCCGCGATAGACTCGTGACACCATTGGTGCAGGGGCGTATCATAGCAAGCATGAGGCAACAGGCCGAGCGGTTGGATAGCGGAATGAAGCGATGGGAAGCCCTATTCGACAACACGCGGCCTGCACACGCGGCAGCGAGCGGACAGGAGCAACCGGCCGATGAGCCTTTCGATGTTGGCGGCTACAGGATGCAGTATCCTATGGATGGGTCACTCGGGGCGCCACTGAGTATGATTATCGGGTGCAATTGCAGGACCGTATGGCTGTGAGGGGGTAGGGATGATCGAACAAAAAAGACTGTCGTTTGGGCACGTCACCAAAGCGTATGAGCGAAAGGAGACCGGCAGCGACGGCTCCGATGTGCTGACCGGCATCGTCGAGGGATACCTCGCGACGTGGGACATCGACCGAGCAAGCGACCGGTTCGTCAAGGGCGCGTTCGCTGACACGATCAACGAACTACAGGAGCGCAAGCGTCCGCTACGGTTGAAGCGCAACCACATGAACATGATCGGAGGGTTTGATCCTGACCGATTGGTCGAGGATGACATCGGGCTCTACGGAGTAGCCGAGATCAACCTTGGGGTGCAGGAGGGACGGGAAGCCTACATGCTCGCAAAGCAGGGCGTGCTATCTGACTTCTCGGTAGGGTTCTCGGCAGACGGTACGGACGTTGATATCGTTGACGGTATCCGGATATTCAAGCGTGCGAAGCTGTGGGAGACCTCGCTCGTTGACGAGCCTATGAATCCTCGGGCAGTGGCGACCATGGTTCGCGGAGCAATGCTTGCGTCAAAGCTACCGAGCAAGATCGCGTCGCGAGATAAAGAGTGGATGCCAGAGAACGCAGACGAGCGTGTGCGGGCAATGACCGGCAGCGCAGAAGCGCCGAGCGAGACCTACCGTAACGCTTTCCTGTTCTACGACGACAACGCGGCAGACAGTTTCGAATCCTACCAGTTGCCGGTCTGCGACGTTGAGGATGGTGAGATGCAGCTCGTACCTCGGGCCGTGTTCACTGCTCGTGCGATGCTGGATGGTGCTAAGGGCGGGATCGAGCTACCCGAGGAAGACCGGGCAGCAGTCGAGGCGACGGTTAATGAGCTGTACGACCGGATGAGTCTTGATCCACCATTCGGAGACGGCGCTGAAAAGGGCTGGTCAGTATCTGAGTTGAACGGATTGCCAACTTCACTGAGACGGGATATCATAGCAACTAAGAAGCTCAGCCGGAACGCTGTACGCGCTCTTGCTGATTCGTTCGGGTCAGGGCATGACTCGACAGACACCGGCACGGTGGACGAAATCAAGCGGACACTACGCGAGGCGACCGAAATGCGGGAGCTTAAAGCAATGCTTAAAGGAGCATGGAAATGAGCGATATTGTAGAACTCAAAGAGCAGATCACCGAGTTCGTCACCAAAGGTCAGAAGCGGTTCGACGAGTTCGAGCAACGCGGTGAGACCCAGGGTGAGGCCATTGCGGCCATCAAGGCGGACTTCGTTGAACTGACCGACAAGCTGGAGAAGCAGGCAAACCAGATCCGAGTCGAAGAGGAAGAGCGCAAGTCGCTTGAAACTCTCATGGCGCGGATGCCGGAAAACGGAAATGGAGACGGAGAGATCCACACCGACCCGGAGTACAAGGCCGCATTCGATGGCTACCTTCGCAGGCGCAGCGCAATCGGCGACGAGACCGAGCGTAAGAACGCCACGCAGATTCTCGAATACTACGGACTGCCGACCGACGAGAAGAGTGCGAACGAACTCATCGTAAAGGCCGGTCTCGTGGGCTCGAACCCGGACGGCGGGTTCCTTGCACCGATCGACCCTGTTCGGTTCATCTCGCGGCGCATCTTCGAGACCTCGCCGGTTCGCCAGATAGCCAATGTGATCAGCACTGCGCGTGAAGCGGTATCGATCATCATCGACGACCAGAAGGCCGGTAGCGGATGGGTTGCAGAACTCGACGCACGACCGGAGACCGACTACCCGCAGATCGCAGAACTCGAGATCCCGACGCACGAGCAGTACGCCGAGCCGAAGATCTCGACGAAGGCGATCGACGACGTTTCGATCAACCTGGAATCGTGGTTGCAGGAAAAGGTCGCCATGCAGTTCATGAGAGCGGAGAACACCGCATTTGTGAACGGTACGGGCGTCAAGCAGCCGACCGGTATCCTGACCCTTGACTCGTGGACCACGCAATGCAATTACGAGCGGTTCGCACTCGAGCACCGTGACACCGGCACCGTCGGCACCATCGCGGGCGATGACTTCATCGACATTCAGAGCGACTTGCTCGAAGAGTATCAGATGAACGCAGTCTGGATGCTTCACCGAAAGGTGTGG